TTTGGAATCGTGATGCCTCAGCAAGTAACATTTTTGTTAATTTTGGTCAAGAAGGTACATTTGGTGGAAATAAAACTGCTGGTGGTAATTCAGATGCAAATGGAATAGGTAATTTTTTTCATAGTGTACCAACAGGCTTTAAAGCAATTTGTACAAAGAATTTAGGGAGTTAATATGGCAACACCAACAATACCAAATGGCGAAGAATATTTCTTTCCGATAATCTACGAAGGCAACGGAGGTGGGCAACGTGTCGGTAAGTTCGTACCTTTTACAGATAATGGCACGATAGATAATAGTTGTATATTTAATAGTGCTGATAATGCTAATTTATCAAGAACACCAAGTGGTGCTGGTAATAGAAAAACATTTACTATTAGTTTTTGGATAAAACGAGCTAAACTTAACACAACCAATGGTCAACAAATACTAACATCACATACTGATACTAATAATAGATTTCAAATGTTTTTTGATGCAAGTGTTGGTGGAGGAGCTGTTGGTAATAAGTTAACTTGTTTTGATATATCTGGTGGTTCTACTACACTTTTATTTGAAACAAATAGAACATTAGAAGATACTTCAAAATTCTATCATATACTTTTAGCATTTGATACTACACAAAGTACAGATAGTGATAGAATGAAACTTTATATAGATGGTGACCAAGTTACTAGTTTTAATGTCATAAATTATCCAGCACAAGATTATCAATTAAGATGGAATATAAATGCAACTCATTATATTGGTAGATATGGTGCAAGTACAGCTTATCCTTTAGATGCTTATTTAGCCGAATTTAATAATGTAGATGGCACAGCATTAACACCATCAACCTTTGGTGTTACTGATACCTCAACTGGCAGATGGATACCCAAGACATTAAGTGGTATTACTTATGGCACGAATGGATTTAGATTAAAGTTTCAAGATAGTTCAGCACTTGGAGATGATACGAGTGGAAATGGGAATGATTTCACAGCTACAAATTTAGCTAGTACAGACCAGACCACCGATAGTCCTACCCAGAATCATTCAACATTTTCACCCAATGCAGATGAAACAACAAGTTCAACAACATCAGAAGGAAACTTAAAAACAACTCAAAGTAGTTATGGAAGCACTATTACCAATCTTGCATTACCATCATCTGGAAAATATTACTGGGAATTTAAAGCAACTTCAACTATGGATGGGAATACAATACTTGGTGTTCAACCACAAAATGGTGTTGGTTTTACTACTTCAGGTGAATTTCCGGGAGGTTCAGGTAATCCAAATAGTTTTGGTTTTGCACCAGCACAAACTTCAGATGCCCAAACTGTCCATAATAGTGTTTTTGAAAATTGTCCAACATTATCAAAAACAACAGCTTCTGGAACATATATTCAAATGTGTTGGGATGGAGATACTGGAAGTTTATG